TGTTGTTGCCGCCAGTAGTCGTTGCATCAAGAGAGTACGCACCAACAGCAATATTCTGGTCACCAGTTGTAATTGCAGTGCCAGCCTTAGAACCTACTGCCACATTATACTGCCCACCACTTTCAACGCTATCAAGTGCAGTGTCACCCACAGCCACGTTCTCTGTGCCTGTCGGGTAGTTACCGTCCAGCTTAATCGTGCCGCCGTCCACGCTGACGTTGCCAGCAACGGTGAGGCCGTCTGCGTTTACCGTACCATCAAAGAACGCATCCTTGAACTCCAGCGATGTCGAACCCAAGTCGAGAGTGTTGTCCGTCTTCGGTGTCACCGCCGTCGCACTGACTACGAGGTCTTGGACCGGACCCAACTTCGTAATCGGGCCACCCTCTGCAGACGTGCCGTCGTGTGTGTGACCCGTGCTAGAGTTGAACGCAGATTCTACCGCATCGAACTCGCCGTCGAGGTCCGAAGCGTTGATGACGTTGCCGTCTGCAATGTTGTTACCAGTGTCGTTACGAGTGTAGCCCGTACCCATGTGTTATCTCCCTTTTAGCGTCTGCCGTAAGTTCCGTATTCGAGTGTCAAGGCATCCAACGAGTACGGAGGGTTCGTAGACTCCGATGTGAATACCAGTGACACGACGAACCCTGACCCTACGGTTTGACTATCGAATAGACGCTTAATGGTTCCTCCGTAGGTTCCGGTTCCGAATGTTGCATCACCATAGAAGGCAATCGCATCCGCACCGGATGTGTTGTTAAAGTTTATTTCTTGCGGCTGAATGATTCCTGCTTCCTCGAAGTCGTACTTCAGCGCGACATCCATAGAGACACTGCCCTGTGGATCAGTGTACAAAAACATACGATAGAGCGTCTTTCGTACTCGCGGATCGTTGATCGGCAAGAACGGAGTCGAGAAGGTTGCCGGGACGTTCGCCCCATCAAAATCGTTAGCCGACTCCAGTTGATAGACGTAGCCATCGCTGTGGGCAAAGACGATCAACTCAGTTGACCCGTTGTAATTACTGTCCGCGACGTGCGCCCGAATACCCCGCGTCTCTGCCCAACTAATACCCTGCTGGGTCTGTGTTCCCAAGACCCCCTGTGCAGCATCCCGCGTGATATTCGCGCCGAAACCAAACAGGCGATACTGGCTCTTCTCCCGGATGACGATACTCGAAAACGACGTGTTACGATTTACAAAGTTCGTAACCTCCGTCTGGATCGGTTTCGATACCGTAGCCAACTCGAAGTCGCCAATCTTTTCCGTTGCACCGAGTGACCGGATACCGTCCGGACCTACGAAGAATACATCCCCGCCAACCTCTTGGATCGTGTCCGTCTGGGTACATCCGATATCCATCGTGATCGGCTGCAACTGAAAGTCCGCAATCGAATTACCCACCAGCCTCGATATACGTCTCTCACTAAATATTATAAGCTGTTCTCTGAAAACAATCAAGCCCGTAATTGCATTTCCTGCGTTTATTACGCCGCCACCACTCGCAGCAGAGAAGTCCGAGTCCGAATACGGGGCTGTGAATGTGATGTTTGCTCCCTTCGCAAAGAAGAGATGGTTCTTGAAAACGACGACGTGGGACGCACCGATCACGTCAGACGGGGCCGCATCCAAAACAGTGAACGTGGTCGTGTCGTAGTTGGCAGGTGCATTCGCCCCATCAACAAACACGATCTTGTCCGTGCCGCTAAAATTGTACCGCGCAGATCGTACCTTCACCGTACCATCACGGCTCGTAGAAAGAAACGTAATTGCAGCGTTATCGGCGGGGCTAGAAGCGAGAGCCGGATTGATAGCGAGAGTGGCACCCCCACTCGAAACCGTTGCGTCGGATGTCACCGTGTACACGAGGTCTACACCCGCAATCTTGAATACGTCACCGGCTTGGGGTGCAGCGGAGAGGCCGTCCACAACGAGGCTCGAACCTGTCTGGCTTCCGCCGTCTACAAGCACTGTGCCGTAGTTGGGTACGTTTATGTGCGTGTAGCCGCTGCCTGTCGTGCGGAAGAGATCGTCGTTACGTGACACGATCACTGAGTCTTCCCAGCTTGCGATGCCGTTAATCAGGTGGCTCGTTGTCGTCGTAGCGAAGGTAACCGCTGCTGCGTTGGCCGGACTCGAATCGAGGCTCGTAGTCAGGGTGAGAGTGGCACGATTGTTCGTTGCGTCGTACGATACGCCGCCCGTTGCAATCGTGTACGTTCCGGACACACCTGCTATCGTCAGGGTGTCCCCCTCCTCCGGCGTCGTGTGGATGTTGCCGATAATCAGTGTGGTGCCAGTCTGGCTACCCCCGTGAACAACAGGCGCACCATACGGAGGAACGATGTTGCTGTCGTACTTATCGAACCCCTTGATGCGACGATACCCGCCCTCGACGGACGGCTCGTAGTTACGAAGCACACGGGCCGATCCCGGAGCCTTCAAGCCGTGTTGCAAAGGAGACAAGTTAGTGATCAAGCCGCCTTCGAACTCGACAGGGTATGTTTGCCAGCGATCCGGCATTCCGTTACACCGCTCTCATATACACGTTTTCGTTCACAAGAAGGACACGCATCTGCTTGATGCCGTCGTCAAACTTGCGCTGTGATACCGTCGCCATCTCCAAGTTGTCACGGAACATGTACGCATAGTACATCGCACCGTCTGTAATTACGAAGCGGAAACGCTCCGGTATAGACGGCACGTCACTGTTTAGGGCGAGATCGACGGGAAAGTTGAAGTATTCGAAGTCAACCTGATAGGCTTTGTCCGGATGAGGTACGACGCCGTACTCATTGTTTTGTGCGCGAAAAACGTACTCCGGTACACCGCCCTCACTAGCAGCCTGATCCTCCTGCTGGATGTAGCGATCTACATACTCGTCGTACGAAATCTGCTTGAGGCGGCGTGTCTCACCCAAGTCGAGGTCGTCATCCTTACGTACACGGAAGGTATCGAAGTCTACGTACTTGGCTTCATCCGGAATGTTGTAGCGAACAACACCGGCAGTGAGGGTCTCTTCCTCGACGTTGTGATTAAAGGGCCAGCTAAAGTGCGACTGATTGATGTGTCGGATCGACGAGTTCACTGCTTCCTTGATTGCGGAGTAGAAGCCGGTCGCTGTCGGGAAGTTACCTGTCGTAAGCTGTGTCTCGTTCAAGCGTACAGCTACATCGTTGCACAAGCCTAAGTAGTCATATGCCATCGCTTACCTGTCCCGTACCTTGAGTTTGATAGAACGCTTCGCCGTGCTGCCTGTCGAGTCGATAATCGTACAAAAGAATGTGTACTCCCGATTGACTACGCCGCCGCCGATGTTGATCGTTGCGACAGTGTCGGTGTTCGTCTGGCTCACATTCTGGATGCTGTCGGTGGTTGCCGATGCGGTCGCTGTTGTCAGGGTCTCACCCGAAGCGAGAGTTGTCTCGGTCGTGTACACGGGGGTGGTGACTGACCACGTCACAGAACTGATCGTTGCCGTGCCGAGAAAGCGGGACCAGTCAACATTGTAGTCGAGGGTCTCATCCGGGTCTTTGAAAGGCCACTTGAAAGCCATAGGGTTACTCCAAAACGTGAACGGTGCGTTCGCCCGTTGTAGGTAGTCTGTGTATGCTCACTGTTCGAAAGTCTGCTTCGATGTGGACAGTGCGTTCGGACGTGGAAGGGATCGAGTGTATTTGAACACTTCGGGGTTCGAAGATAACGTGAGCGGTGCGTTCTGCTGTGGTGGACATGTTACGCTGCTCTCGGTACGTAGATCATTCGTTTCGAACTGAACTGATCTCTCACTGCTTCGAAGTCGAACACTACTGCTGTCTGGGTGGGTGTTCCGATTTGCCCCGTCCCGGCAACTCCTGTCAGTCCGGCTCCCGGATTCTGGCGTACCGAGCCGACTTGTCCGGTGGCTGATACTCCGCCTATCTTCTCTGTTATCTTCGGTTCGACAGAGGGAGTATTCGTTGTGCCGACTACGCCAACGGGTCCGACGGTGTTCGAATGTTCGAGGGTTCCGACACCCCCTGTCGCACTGACTCCTGTTAGACCGGCACCGGGATTAGCCGTAATCGATCCGACCTGACCCGTGCCCTCGACACCAGTTACGATGTCTTCAGTTACTTTCGGTTCGAGAGACGGGGTGTTGGTTGTTCCGACGACACCGGTTGCCCCTGCTCCCGGATTCTCTTTTGTCGTACCAACCTGACCAGTCGCAGAAACACCAGCAAGAGTTACCTTGATAAAGGCGTTTACGGTGCCGACTTGACCCGTACCTGCGACACCTGTCGAGATACGCTCGGTGATGTCAATTTCGAAACCGTTGACCGCAACAGATTCGACTGCACCTGTTGCCGAAACACCCGTCAGCGAGGCGGATACGTTTACAACACCGTACTCAGCTAAGCCGTATGTGCCGGTGCCGTATCGTGCAGAGACAGCTATGAGAGCCATAGCCTACCTCCGCTACGCGATGCGGACGATAGCGTTAGATGCGTCAGCAGT